ACAGAAGCAAAAGATTCACTACTAACAAACGCATTAAACCTGTCAAAGAGAGTATGTTTTTGATAGGTATAGATTGTTGTTTTTATTTTTTTAGTTTTGATAGCCATCGTTGTGGAACTTCTGTCTGTGACCATTTAAAATCATGCTTGTCACACCAATCAGCATACGTAGTACTGGAATTTTTATTTAATTTATTGGTAGCATTTTGAAATACAAATCTAATATCTAATTTAGGATGTTGTTGTTTGATAAGAAGGTGTTTCCTTCTATCGGCAGGTTTAAAGTAACCCTTGTATTCTACAAAGAAGTTATACTTTTTAAAATAAAAATCTGGTTTATAGTTACGATATACTTTGTAAGAGATTTTAAATTCTTCATAAGTAAAATCTATTTTAGTATCCGTAAGATATATGGCAAACTGTTCTTCTGCATTACTACGATACATAGATAACCTCTTCCTCTTCGATCTCTGGATGAGGACGTTTAGCTACGTGAGTAAAGAAGCGAGAACCGTTAGCATATTTAAATTTGCGTAGTCCTACTCCATCATTAGCATCTTTCCAGCATTCAACCTTGAAGTCACAGTAAGCACAACCAGCAGCTAATTTTCTGTTACCGCTCTTACCATCAGGTACATCTGCATAACATCTCTCAGGAGGAGTATCACTTTTTAAAATCTTCTTAACTTCTTTTACTTTCTTTTTAAAATTAATCCTCTCCATCGAATGAATGTCGGCAACATGGACTTGACCTGTTACTTTATTTAGAACAATAAATGCAGCTTCCTCATCTTCATCAGCATAGCCTGA